TCTGAATTTGTATTAATACTATCTACTGACTTTTTATAGAAAGGCATAATCTGTAATGCTCCAAACTTATTATAGAATATAACTTGTAATTCTTGATACTTAGGTTCGCATACTGCTTCTAGTGTAATTGTTGTTACTTGTGAAGTACCTACTGAGCTTGTTATAGTAATTGTATCTCCTGTTATTAAAGTATCAGTAGGAGTTACTCTAATATATACTATCTTTTGTGTAGAGTTTGTAGAATCGCTTACTTGTATGTCATTTAAAACATTACCCCAACTTACATCATATAAATTCCAAAAGTTTTCTACTTCTTCCCAAAATACATTAGCTCCTCCTCCACTTGTAAATTCTATTAATGGTGCAGCTTCTGCAAATACAGGAAATACTATATCAGTACCTTGTTTAAAATATATCTTAGTATTTGATTGCAGATACTGTGGAGTATAGTTAGGAGTTCCTACTATTCTATAATCTTCTCCTGTAGTCATTATATCATTCTTTATAGAAAGTTGTGTATCACTATCTATAGCTGTTATTGTTGTTTCTGTTGTATCTGTATCATTGTAAACTGTATCTCCTATTGCTACACTTGTTAAGAATGTTTGACCACTATCTATTAGTTTATAAGATGTAGTTGTACCTGTAGTTGTTGAATCTACTAAAGTGTTTACTGGGTCTATTAAAGTTCTTGGATTAACTCCATCCTCGAAATATCCATAACCATCAAAAGAAAGATAATCTAAAAGCTGTGTTTCAGTTCCAACTGTTTTAGTTAATGTGATGTCTGCTTCTACCCATACTCCATCTGTAGCAAAACTTGCATACTCTGTGTTTAGATAATCTCTAATAAGCTCTGTGATCTCATATATAACATAATTGTTAGAACCTATGATATCTTTGTCTATAATATATTGTGGACTTCCAGGTTTGTCTGTTGTAAAAGTTCCTGAATATATATATAAGCTCATTCTAGTTGAACTAAGTGTACCTGAAGCAGGTTCTACTTTTATATAATATGGACTTCTTGCATTTATTATTGTACTCATTCTATTGTTATTTCTATATCGTTTATAAATCCTTTAACTAAATCTTTTGGTAAATCTTTATAAGCCTTTTCAAATGGTTTAGTAAAAAATAGACTTGGTTTGATTCCTTTATTGTATATGCTTCTTGCTATTAAGAAGTTTATAGATTTTCTAGGTATGAACTTTCCACTCTTGTCTCTTGGAGCTATACCTTTTCTTACACTCCATTTATCTAAAGCAGAACTAGGAGGCATTTTATCTTTATAACTGAAAGGAGTATTATATTTCTTTTTCTTTCCACTTACCCCTTTGTCTTGATATAAGCCATATTCATCCATAAGAAACTGTATGCCTATTCCTCCATTAACTGTCTTATACTTAAAATCTAAACTATTATAAAGTGCCTTAGAACTGTTCTTTTTATTTTTTGTCAGGTTACTACGAGATTGTTGTATCACATACTTAGCAAACTTATTCAATATGTTTTTAGTTTCTTTTAGTTGCATATAGTAATATCGTTTTCTATAAGAATATCCATAGTACAAGCCCATCCTGCTAACTGATTCTCAAATCTATCAAAGAAAGGTTCACAAGTAGGGTCTCCTTCTAATTGGTATTTAGTCGTGTATAAGTCTCCTTTTCTAAGAACCATAACAAGTTTATTTAAAACTGCTAATTGAGTATTAAGTACATCGTGTTGGTTATCATTACCTCTAAATAAATCTGTAGTAGCTTCTTTTTCTACATCTACTATATCCATAGCCATAACAGTAATATTAAATGCTAGTACCTGTTCTTGTGTACTTACACTATTAACCATAATATGACATAGAGGAAATATAGTTTGCTTAGATAAATCTATTTCTGTTATATCTCCTGTAGTTACAATATTGACGTTTGCATCATCTAACAACTGTGTTTTAATTGTTTCTGTTAATTGATAAAAACCTCTTATCCCTTGTTGACTCATTTTATTTTACTTTTTAATTGTTTAGCTTCAGCTTCTGCTTTGTCTTTCATAAATGATAACATCATAAAGCACTCGTGCATCTTTAACTTAGTGATATTTTCAAATCGTCTAATATCTCCCTGAGCGAGTCCGTAAATTGATTGATACCATCCCCATTTAGTTCCGAATTGAGATATTGCACTAAATTCGTTTCCTGTTTGTCCTCCAAATAATTCATCATAGCTTTCGACAAGTCGATTCCTAAATGATAAAAAAAAAGCACAGAACTTAATACTGCATCCATTGGCATATTTTGCATCTTCTCGGGATGATCTATATTATACTCCTCTATATTGTATTTTTCTGAATACTTATGTTTGATAGGTCTGTATAGAACATTCATAGCTCTATGGATATTTTCCCAATCTCCTAAGTAAGTGTCCAGGTCAATGTATTCTCCTAAACTCATCTGATCTAAGTCAGGTATGAATCCATATTCTACACCATTCATTTTAAACTTCTTTACTAGCTTAGGTTTCTGATTAAACATATCTCCAAGTATTCCTGTAATAGCATAGACATCTGCTACTTTCATTTTAAGAGCATCTGTGAGCTTTAAACCACAGAAGACTTCTATCATCTTAGAAGCTAAGAACTTTTCATCTACACTCTTTTCTTGGAGCTTTAGGAACTTCTGATATTGGTGCAGCTTGATTTCTTTTAAATCATTAGGCACGTTTATTTCTACTTTCATATATATATATCGAAATTTTAGAAGCATTTTTGACATATACATAAAAAAAAAGGGTAACATTTCTGCTACCCCCTTTCCAAACAAAACAACCTTTACTTAATTATATCTGTATTGTCAACAGTATTGTTATTAGTAATGCTACTGCATAAAAGCTAAGTAGCCACCATATATTATTTTTATCTTGCTTGATGAATCTTATTATTGGTTTGAACATAATTATTTTTTTAGTAATGATTTAGTTAATTCTATTATTAATTGTTTTCTTTTTTCTACAGGCATTTCTAAAGCACTTGCAGTTATCTTTTTTATATATATCTCTTTCATTGATTCTTGATGATTCTAAAGATTGTATCTGCACAAGTCTTAGCAGATATTTCTTTTTTGTTGTGGAGCTTTAGTAATGTCTTTATTAGTTTTTTGTTTTGCTTATTCATATCTAAGTTTAAAAAGGGAGCTGTTACACTCCCTGTTGTTGTTAGTTAATTAAGTTTTCTTGAAATTTAATAAATTTCTCTGCTTGTTTTACAGTATCAAAACTTTTGTATTGTATTTCTTGTTTTTTAGTTCCATAATCTTTGAACCATACAAGTTCATACCAAGTTTCATCTCTATCATCTGTGTATTGAAACAATTTGTGTTTGTAAAATATTAAGTTCTTTTTCATTTTGTTTTGTTTATTAATATATGACTTAAAAAAATAAATCTGATTGTCTTACACCTAAGCTTTCAAGTTTCTTAACTACTGAATCTAAAGTCTTAGATATGTGTACACATTTACAATTAAATTCTATAGACCATTCACCTTGATTATTCCAACTTGGAGTACGTTTTGTAATGTGACCTATATCATCTCTTTTTGTTCTGAATTGAATAAATATAGGTTCATTCCATTCTTTACTTTCTCTTTCGGTTTCTTTAATAAATTGTTTCATTTTGTTTTGTTTTTATAACTGCTTCGTTGCAATTATGCAGCTAATCTACAACAATTATTTATATTATTAACAATTTTTAATAAATATTTTTAGTTGCGAGAGGAGGATTCGAACCTCCGACCTTTAGGTTATGAGCCTAACGAGCTGACCAACTGCTCTATCTCGCATTTAATTTAATCTAAGTTTTTATCTAATAACTTCTTGGCTTCTACAAATTCAAATAAAAACCTTTTAAGATTATAAAAAAGTATTTCATCTTGATTCCCATTTAAGTCGTTTTGATATTCAATATAATTAGCAAACCAATTATATCTGTATTCTAATAAGTCATTATCAGTTTCTATTAATAATAATTTTAAGTGAGATAATGCTTCTTTGTCTGACATAATAAAATCTATTAAATCAGCTTTTCCTTGTTCTGTGTAATCTTGGATTAATGTTTCGAAAGTTTCTAGTTTTTTAGTTATGTGCCTTATGGCTTATTATAAAACAAACATAGAATCGCAATGCGAACAATAAATTCGCTTTATCTACTGAATAGTATATCTACCTCTGTTAGGATTCTCTAACTGCATCATTAAACAATATCGAGCTGCATCTATACAGTCAGGATGAGTTCCTGTAGGTTTCTGTATGTTATTACCTTCTTTGTCTTTAGCCCATATATATCCTTGTAGTTCTTTGATTAGATTCTTAGACCTGGAGGTTACATAGATTTCATTTTGATTTATTAAGTTGATACCATAGACTACTGAATCTCTGCCTTTAGTTACTCCTGAAATTTTATGACCATAAGCTCTGATCTCACTAATACTCTTTGGTTCTGCTGAGTCTGCCCATAGATGAGTAGTTATACTATTATCTTTTAGAAATCTACTTATGTCTCTATTAAGCATTCCTTTTTGATATAGTATCTCATCATATATGTAAGCATTGTTCCATTTGTATAATAAGATAATCGTACTAGGGTCTATGCTATATCCAAAATCTAATCCTCCACATAATAACCTAGCTTCATAAGGAATACTATCAATGTACTTCCAATCAGGAATACATACTCCTTCTAAACTACCTATCTCTCCTAGTCCATATACTTTCCACCAATTAGCCCAATAAGTAGATGTCTTAGCTTTATCTTTAGCTTTCTCTATTTCTTTTACTCTTGAAGATGGTAAGCTGTCATTGTCTTTATATGTTAATGTGAGGAAGTCTGTATCTTCTTGTCCTATTAGTTCTTTATCTACCCAGAAGATGTTACTTGGGTTGTAATCTAACCACACAGTACCTGATGTTCTTACTGCAAGTTGTTGATACACCTCAAAGCTAGGAATGTTATTGCACTCATTAATAAATAAGTCTGTTCTTCTTGCTCCTCTTAATTTGTCAGGTTGATCTGTGGAGAAGAACTCTATATAAGAACCTGTGCTGAATTGATACTTTAGAGTTGATTTGTTGAACTTTCTCTCATCATACCTATTAGTTTGTTTAAGTATATTAAGAAAGTCCTTTAAAGCTCCTCTACGTAAGTGTGGGACTGATTCTGCTACTACACTTATTTCTTTGTTGTTGTTTTTAATAGCATAGTCAATAAGTATCATTAGAATAGCTATTGTCTTACCTGCAGAAGAACCTCCTCTTACTATTCTTATTCTACTACCTAATTCTCTGAGTTTTATTACTGCTTCTGTTTTTGTAAACATTAATCAATGAATAAAGGTACATCTTCGTTTATAGTTATATCCTTTGTTTCTTTTGGTTTACCTGCAAAGTAATTATAGTAAAGCTGAACAAACTTAAAGTCTTTTTTCTCTAAGCCATCTTTAAGAGCTTCAAATGCTAAAGGTTCTAATGGAGTAAGTTTCTCTATTAATTGTACTTCCTCTTGCTTAGGTTTTCTACCTGCCCTACCTTTTGTTGAATGTCCACCATTGTTTTTTCTACCATCCATAGAATTAATATAAATTAATTAATTAATCTTTTGTATATCTATATATCGAAAAATAAATTAAATTTTTGTTCACAATGATTCTTTAATTTTTTTAGCTACTGCTTCTACTACATCTACTGTTACTGCATTACCACACATCTTATATCTTTGTGTATCTGATATTTCACCAAGCTCCATACCATTCTTTGTCCAATTATCAGGAAATCCTTGTAGTCTTTCACATTCAACAGGAGTTAGTCTTCTAATAGATTGATTAAGTATAACTCCATTTGGATTTGCTGAACGAAGTGTAAAAGCATCCTGATTATGTTTACCAACTGCATTACCAAATTTTTTACTATTACCTATTTTTGTTGGTTTTATTATTGGTGGCATAGTAGAAATA